GTACCTCTCCCTCAAATAATCGTTTGGTTAGTACATCTTCTACAGTTAATCCATCTCTAATAACGATATCATTGTCAGCAAGTTTTGTCTTTGTTTCTGCAACTTGATTTCCATTTTCATCAAAAGACACTGTTTTTGCTTTACTAAATGAACCATCTAAATTAGTTCTTACAGTTATCTCTTGTCTACTGCCATCTTCATCGGTTATAGTGAATGTTTCTTCCTTTAAAATAACATTACTATCTTGAAACTTTTTAGTCTCTACTTCCGATTCTTCTTCAGGAGTGACCTGTACTTCTTCTTCTACATCTTGAGTCATTTCAATCACTTCTTGTTCAATATCCGTGTATGAAAGCTTCTCCTCAAGTGTCATCTTACTAAAGTTGTCAATAGCTCTCTCTGTTATAGCACTATCATTAATAGTAAAATCCTTTTCTCCTCTTTCTTCAGCCTCCTTAGTTAATTGCTTCCCTGCATCCTCTTTTAACTTTGTTTTACCTTTTATGTTTACATAATCAAACTCAGTATCTTTTGTTACTTGAGTCCTGATATCTTGTATTTTTTTATCTATATCTGCATGAAATGACTGATCAAGATTTTTTTTCTGATTTTCTAGTTGGTTTATTTTCTCTAAAGAACCCATTATATTCAAAGAACCTTCAGGTGTAAGGTTAGGTGGTATTCTTCCTATGTTTTTAGAATAAACATCTACATCTGATATTATATTATCAACTTGTTCTTGACTATAAACACCTTTTTTTACCATGCTATCTAAAACCTCTTTTGTTTTTTTAGGGTTTCTAGACAAAGCATGTAACGCTTCCATCCTATCTATAGCTGCTTCACCAGGCTTAAATGAAGCCTTTAAACTGCTCCCTGTAGCTGATGTTAAATCTCCTCCAAAAGGCATTAATAAACCTGCCATACCAGCTAGAATAGTAGTATTAGTATATTCCGCACCTGTTATGGTGTTCATCATAATTTCTTTACCAGCCAGTTCATTTACATTATCAGCTATTATGAAAGCTTGTCCAGCTTGCTGAACGTTCTCTTGAAACATTTCCTTTCCACTCTCTCTAAAGTATACAGGATAATTTTGTACTATATTTTGTCTTATTTTTTGAAAAAAAGAATTAACACCTTTTTTACCACTCTCTTGGTATATTCTTACAACTGATTCGCTTATTTTTTTAGACCCTTGTTCGCCAAAGATTTTGTTCATTGCAACTGCCTGAGTAGATATAGGCGCTGTTAATGCACCTAGTGCATATCCCTGTGCAGATGCTAGATGTCTTATTTCTTCAGCTGTCTCTTGGTCAACACCATTTTCTATAGCTTTTTTATATGCATCACTCGACATGTTTGTTGCAAACAAAGTACCTTGCGCTATCATAGCTGAAGCCGTATTAGCTTTCATAGGTATTTTACTCAGCACATTTAAAACCTTAGAACCTTTATCAAAAGCACCTAAAAAAGCTGATCCTCCAGCCCCTAAGTTTGCCACACCACGTGTTAAGGCTATTTGCAAGACCATATCACTTGCTATTCCAGAGGTTGCTATTACCGCTCCTGCACCACTAAAACTTTTAAAAGTTTCATCACTGCCCTCAACTTTTTGTCTTATGGATTTTTCTTGATCTTCTGTTAGTACTTGCGTTACATTCTTCTTTATTTGAAGATCATATATTTGACCTCTTTCATCAATCCCATATTCTCTTCCATCTATAGTAGCCTTTTTACCAGAGGCATATGTATACCTCATGAAGTCATCTCTTTCTAATTCTGTTTGAGCAGAACTCATTCTCATTTCATCAGCGGTGTTTGTCATTCCTATGAATTCATACACTCCTTCAGAAACACTCCCAACCCTATCTTCTACTGCTCTCCAACCCTGTTTTATAGATTGGTTAACCCAAGGGTTTTCTCCATTTAAGTATGCCTGGTAATTTTTTTGATTCTCTCTATCTCTGTCCTTTAAGGCTGCTGTTAATTTGGGGAATTGTTGTTCAACGTAAGAAGATATTTGTTTATCATCTAACCCTGTACTAAAGTTTATTTTTACACCATCAAGTGAAGGGTGTCTACCGTTGTTTTCTGCCTGATATTTTAATATTTGAGATTCTACATTCCTCTCCACTTTATCATTAATATAGTTTGAAAAATATTGGAACTTTAATCTTTCTGCGGCAAGTGATGGGTCGTAGTTTCCGCTTATATCATAGAATCTGCCGTTTTCTGAAACTACCTCGTCATCTAATAACTGTTTGTATTTTTCTTTATATCCCATCTCTGAAAGATATCCGTCAAAATCCTTAGCGTTAAAACCTTTTATGTTTTTTAGTCTTTGACTGTCATACATGTCATCAATGTCCGAATCCTCAAAACCAGTTGGTGTAATGAAGTCTTCTGCTAGATCATACTCTTCTTCCGTTGGAGCACCATCTCTTTGGTATATTTCAGCTAACTGCTCTTCTGTAGGGTTTTCTATTTGACTTAATAGTCTTTCTGTTTCTTTATTGAAGTCGTTGACTTTTTGGATCGCCTGGTCTTTTTTTGTTTTCTCGTCTTCAGTAACCTCATATGCGTTAAGATTAGATGACTCTTCGTATGCGTTTTCCTTGTCTAGTCTTTTTTGTTGTATTTCTTGAAGATACTCCTCTTTTCTTTTTCTAGATAAGCTTTGTATAGTTTTTAAGGCGTTTTTATTTCCTTTTAATGCAGCTTCTAAGGTTCTGTCATCTATAATATTAAACTCTAAAGCTTTAGAGATGTTGTAGTCAGATAATAGTTTACTTTTTAATATAGGATCTGCTTCTCTGTTTTTTTCTCGCATCGCCCTAGCTCTAGCAGAGGCGCCTGGAGTATAAGTTTGAGTGGAGGCTGTCTCAATTTCTTCAAGTTTTAAAAGGTCATCTTTTAAATACTCGTAATCATCCTCAACCTCTGGTGTAGTTACTTGAGGTATTGATGTTTCAGTTACTTCTGAAGAATCCAAGGACCCATCTGTTGGCTCCTCTTCTGTAGTGGAAACCATATCTTCCGTCTCCAAAGTAGAACTTGAGGTGTCGTCTGTCTTTTTTTTTTCACCGAATCCAAACTGAACAACAAACTCTTCAAATGATTTTGTATAGTCACCTGATTCGTTTAGTGCGTTGTATAAAACCTTGGATTTTTCTGTATCACCAAATTGATTAACAAACTCTTCAAACGACTTTGTGTAGTCACCTGATTCGTTTAGTGCGTTGTATAATTCCTCCATTAACTTGATTTATTATTTATTCTCCTGTACCTAAGTCGTTAAGCCTGCCTTTTGTGCCACTAGCTATCGTTTCTAATTTTTGAGCTACTTCAGTACCTGTAACCGTTCCTATAGCTCCTAATTGTTCATCTCCATACATCATTATTCCATTTGTAACAGTCACTTGATTTGGATCTAACTTAAGCTTTCTTGCAACAGCTGTTACTGCTGATTTAATCTCAACATCTGGTCTAGAAGTATAAACAGTTTCTCCAAATGCATCTTTACCAGCTACATCAGATAATTGCTTATTAAATGTATCGATCTCTGAACTACTCAACTTCGTCTTAGTGCTTATAGGTGTATATGTCTTAGTATCTAAAGCTTTTTGGTTAACATTTGATGTTAACGACCCTGTTCCTTTATTTCTGTATGTTCCAGCTGTTTTAGGATTTATTATACCAGCTATCTCAACTCCAATGTCTCGTTGAGGTCTATTCAAATCGATAGTTTTAACTAGACCGTCTAAAAGTTCAACTGTTAATGTTTTACTATCTTCATCAAGTGTTACATTGCTAGCAACCTGACCAAGCGTAGCTTTTAATCCAGAGTACTGACCTCTAACAACAAAGTCATCTATAATTTTTACTACATTCGCTTCTTCCTGTAGTTTAAACGTTTGACTAGTAGGCGCAACATATTGCTTGTCTTCTTTTTTTCCTAGAGCCATCTCTAGTGCGTTACCATAAGCCTCTCGGGCTTTAGTTTTTTGTTTATCAGTAAGTTCAGGTGTAGGAAACCCGTTGTTCTTGTCCTTCTTCAACAACACAGTATTCTCGTCAACCTCGTCTGGATTGTATGTATAGTCGTAACCCATGTAGTCTGTAAGTACAGAGAATAATCTTTGATCGTTGTTTAGAGACTTTGTTATGGTGTTTTCCTTCCACTCCTTAAATGCAGGATTATTTCTAACATTTTCTACATTAAATGTTGATGAAAAAGCTTCCTTCCATACGGCAGCTCCGTTTGCGTCTTTAAGGACAGACGCATTAACATCTATGGAATCCCATTCAGATGCTTGAACCTGCTCTATGGACCTGATAGCCTGTAGACTACTCTTATCGATAACACCCTTATCATCCACAGCTGCGAGGTATCCCTCACCAGTTTCAGATAAATATATTTGCTTGTCCTTAACGTTTATACTATCAGCTAAAAACTCGGCCAATGCCAAGTCCCCTGTCTTACCACTCTCTGAAAACTTTTTGAACGCCTCTTGGTGTCCCTTCATTGCAGAGTTTAATCTGGTCCAGGTGTTACTCACATTAGTCTGTATAAGCTTGTTGTCGTTTACGGATCTTAAACCAGCCTTCATAAGGTCGTGGTTTTGTTTCAAGAAAGCCTTGTGGTTTTGAATCTGTTGCATCATAAAGGCATTCGCCTCTACGTCTAATCCTTGCTGATAGTCATTAAGGGCGTCTAACTGATTATTGTAAGTTGTTTCTAACTCAGCCTTCAGGTTATCCCTTCTCTCAGTCTCCTTGATTATTCTATCAGAAACATTCTTAGTTATCCCAGCCCAGTCAATTACAGAGTTCTGTAGTTGTTCTGTGGTACTTCTTTTATATCCGTAACTCATCTCTTATTAAAATCCTATTGATTGTAAACCTGCCATTTGCTGTGGGGTAAATGGTACTATGCCCATCCCTAGACCAGCGATTTGTTCGCCAGTGTATCCCATGTCCTGCATGGCTCTTCTGGCTTGTCTAGCGTTAGTAACTCCCTCTCCGAGGTCCATACCTCCAGCTGCTTGTATCTCTAAAGCTTTCTGTCCTCCAGCTAATTCACCTTGTCTTTTGGAAAATAAAGCACTACTTTCATATAGTTTTGCTCCAGCGTCTAAAGCACCTTCTACTCCAGATGTTATCTGCATAGCACCCATCTGATTAAGGTCTTGTGCTCTGGCTGTATCTCCTTCAGCTGCTTTTAGGTTGACACCTGCTATCGACTTAGAGTCAGCCATCTTTTCTTGAGCAATCATCACGTCTCTTCCGTAGATATCTTTAGACATGTCTTTTCTTTGATTTTCGAAAGCCGCTGTAGTCCCTTCTTGAAGTCTTTGAACCCCAGCTAGAAGTGCTCTTTGACTAGACTCTCTCATATTTTGTAAGGCGGCTTGTTGGGCTGCCATTAAACTCTGTGTCTGTATTCCGTATGCCTCTAAAGGAACTTGAAGCCCCTCTGTCTCAACTCTAGAGATCTCTCTTTCAGCCTTCAAAATTCTTTCTTCAGCTCTTCTTGCTGCTTTCTTAGCCTCTTTTTTAGCCTGTATACCTTGAAATATGCTAAACCCAGCGCCTAAAACCTGAAGCCCCATGCTTATAGGGTTTAACGCTCCTGCTCCTGTTTCTGCCATAGTTTATTTATTAATGATTATAAGTGCAAATATACAAAAATTTATGGAAAACTCTTGAATAAACTTGATCCAATACCGAATAACTCTACAAAATTAGATGATGCATTAGATAGCGTGTATTTTAAGAAGTACCCAGTGGTTCCGTATGACTCTGCCTTGTTGTCTTTTACGCAGAATAAATAGTCTCCTGCAACAGGTATAATACCTGATGCGGATGTGTCTACAATGATCTGAGATCCAGATATAGATGTTATAAGACCAACAACTGTTGGGTTACCACCTACTAACTTGTATATCTTATCTCCAACACTTATCATAGAGCTTATAGTGAACGTAAAGTTCAACTCTACCGCAGTCGTAACAGATGAGTCAACAGTGTCAACGCTACCTATACCCTGTGCGGATCTAGCTTCAAATACATTGTCATTTTGATTTCTTCTTATAAAACCGTAGTAGTCTCCCTCCTTTAGTGAAAACCAATTAGCGTCAATGTATCCGCTCTCTAGGTCACTTGTAACCGTACAATCCCAAGCCGCTGTGCTCTCTAAGCTTATGGTTTTAAACTTCTTAACCGTAGACGGAGAGTCGTTTATTACGCCAGTTATTGTTGAAGCATCAGGGGTTAACGCATCGTAGTACGTGTTTCTTTGTGTTCCTGTATTGTGCCTGTATAGGTTACCTCCCTTAAAAGAGTAGAAGTAATTATTCATTCCTACCATCATCTCTGGATAAAAGGAGTAGAACGAAGGCCACCCCTGTACTGATTCACTATATGTTAATGTATGTGCCATTTATTTATTTTTAAGGTTGTACAACTCCATTACAAGGAGATCCGTCATCATCATAGTATGAAACTATTCCATTGTTGTCTACATAGAAAACGTTATTATATGTTCCAGGATCTATATTTTCCTTCCATATTTTTTCCGTGTAATACCATCCAGGTTCCATGTAAGAAACCCCATAGTGATCGCTAAACACTTGCTCGTTATGAAGTACATTGTCTGAACTTGAGTTGAAAACGTATCCAAGATTTGAACCTATATTAGTCTTGTACATATTTATGTAAGATCTTATAGGTGCCCCGTAAATAGAACTTTGCCCTCCATTAGAAGCTTCTACAGGACTGATATATGGTCCATCAACAGCTATATAAGGAAGAGTATCAGGGCAACTAATCTTTACGTCTATCTCGTTGAAACTAAATATTTTCAACTGTAAGTTTTGTACATCCGTCTCAGTTTTTGGTATCACCATTGTATATGTTGGTATGTATGACACACAGTTGGTAAAAGGTATTCCAAGTACAGGGAATGATGATCCGCTAAAGTCTCCAGGTCCAATATTTACAGCTTCAGTACCTCCTTCAGCAACAAAGCCATTTGTGTCCCACACGTATACTGGAGCAATCTGATTACCAGGATTATTATCTCCAACACATGTGTAGTTTGAGTCCACGTTAGATGAATGAAACCCATCATAACTACTAACAACATCATTATAAGTCACACCATTTTTTATAGCTTTTACAGCTATCTCATCAGTCTTATTGCTTGGTTGGATTGTAACTACTATAGCTCCATCTGATGTGCCAACATTGGCATCTAAATTATATAACGCCTTAAGCGCTGGTGTCGTTTGAGTGGTATCTGAACACGAAAGCTCTGAAGGAACCTCAACAATCTCTTGAGGGCATGAAGTAGTCATTTCCCAAGTATTTTCCCCAGAGTTTGCAGACCAAACAATAACCTTTACTTTATTAGCTATAGGCGCATTACCTGTGGCGTTTTTGAAGAATGTTAATTTAACCTGTCCATCTGAAGCTAATGCAGCAGCAGAGGGATAGTCTGCAACCACACCTATTTGCCCAGTCCCTGATCCATTTGCTCTTGTCTCTGAACCATCTGATACAGATATATCAGAGGAAGTAAAGAATGTAGAACCGATTGGATTTACTATAAATGTTTCAGCATAATCACCATCTCCAATGTACTCGTGATTATATACAGGCCCAGTTAAAGATGTAATTTCAGATTCTAATGTAGCATCTGGTAAACCGTCACCTATAAATAAAGAGTCTGCAACTATATCATTAACATATAGTAGTTGTATTCTAGCAGGCTTGGTGCCAACATCAAAAGTAAATGTTACATCTCCGATTATATTTGGAAGAGCAACCTCTGTTTCATATCTACCTTCCTGATCAACTGTGAATGAGTTTGATACGTTGTTACACTCTATTATAGGCTCTACGTAATCCCAAACCAAATATAGATACTTATACCCATTAGGGTTTGAATATGTAAAATCAGCTTCATAAGTTTGACCAGGCACATATGTTAAACCTGTTTCTACACCACCTGCTGTATTTAAAAGAGGAGTTAGGTCATCTATCTCAGCTGCGGTATATAGTGTATCAGAAACTAAATATTTAAACCTGTCATACCTCCAAGCCGCTGTATTACTTTCATCTCCAACAAATCTCATTTTAATGGTTGATCCATCAGTAGGGAATTGACCCTGACCAGAAAGTCCAACGCTTGTAGAATATTGTGATAACGGTCCATCTAAAAATTCAATTGAATTAATTACTGGAGGTGTTATCAATGGAGAAGGACCAGAAGATATCCAATTTGAGCTATGAGTAGCTGTCAAGCCTTCCATGTCACTTGTATTCTTAACAATTCTAATTATTGTAAGAGATTCATCTTCAACACATCCAACGGTTAAGTTGTATGTAGCGTTTGTTGGTGTAATACTTATGGTGCATGTATCAATAGATATATTGTCCTTTGTAAAATCTAGAGTTCCGCTCCCAGTTATTGTTTGGCTTATAACAGTAGTACCATCGTATACAATACTAACTACAGCCGACCCTTGCTCAACCTCATATGATGTGGTTGATGTGCCTACCCCTGCGTTTAAATTTACAGTATAGGTTATAGGCGTACTACTTTCGTACTGACTAATCTGGTATCCACACTCTATAATATTTTCCTGAACAGCTGTTATTGAGTCTGTAAAGGTTAAAACATACTCATCCATATACGGGTCGTATGCTCCAAGTTTTATTTTTGTTTTATTTTCTATAAACCTATCTCTGAACCATGATCTCATTCCGAAGCTTGATATAACCCTTAGTTGCTCACCTCTATCACCTCCAGTTAGATTTATAACAGCGCCTCTCTTTTCATCTGTAAAGAAAACATTACCTCCATATGAAGCAAAGCTTTCCATGTCTGAACATCCGTATTCCTCTACTCTAGAGACCTGTTGCCCAAGAACTTCTGGTACAGAAGTAAGTGTGCCACCTCCAACTGCATCTGATAGTATGTTTTTTCCAGCTAATATGTATGATATCTTATCCTCTTGCAAGGCAAGTATATCTGTTTGTCTTCCGTGTAATAAGTTAATAGGACCAAATGATTGCTCAAGTGTTTTGAAGTTAGCTAAACCCAAATTAAATTCATTGAGTCTGTTTATATTGGTTTCTTCATTATAAACTCCACTGTATGTAACATCTGCATATCTTTTAGCCTCCTTATATTCTTGCTCTGAAACAGATGTAACTCTTGCACCTAATTTAAAACCAGGCTTTGCGAGTCCATCTCTAATCTTGTAACTCTCAACACCGTTTCCAAAAGAGAAACAGTCATACATTTCTAAATCTACAACTGCTGGTACACTAGATAAAACACTCTGTGATTGAATATTACCTGTATGTTCTCGGGTATTTGTTATTTGGTAACTCTTATGACTTTGGTAATAGATTTCACTGTCATTGTCTACTGGCTCTGTTTCAAAAACTAAAGGATCTCCTCCTTTAATTATAGTAACACCCATCTCATTTCTGTTTGGATGGTTGCCTCCAAACGTGCTGTTACTCCCTCCATTGTTCATTCCATCAGCAATAATCCAAAGTCTACCATCTGGAGCCTCATAAAATCGAACTTTCATCTCCCTTTCTTTATTTTCTCCATCTGGATATTGAGACTGAGTAACTCTATACACACTTCCATTGCTTATTCCATCGGTAGCCGTAAGAAGTGAAGTTGCAAAGCTTGTTGGGCCATCAACCAGAACACCAAGAGAAGTACCTATTGTTTCAATAAAAACTAATTTATTTCCTCCTCCGTCAGTAGGACCTCCTAAAGCACCTGAATCTATGTATGGATTATCAAAGTTTATATTTGTATTTTTCATGAAGTCGTATAGACTGTCATAATCGTTTGTCGCTATGAAACTTCCTCTCCAAGCCCAGTCGTAATCGTAGCTACCAAACCTAAAGGACCTAAACATTAGTTCTACTCTACTACCAGCTGGTATAGCTATGGGTCTAAACTCAAGGGTCCCTGATCCAGGGACATGGTCTGGGTTGGGTTCTGAAACACACGTATATATTCCTCCATTCCCCGATGAGCTGTGAAAGATATCAAAAGTATCAGCTTCATCAATATTTGGAATATTAAAGTTATTAGGTCTTATCTTCATATACAATCCAGTTGGATTTGAAGTTTGGCCTCCAAAACCGTCTGGCAAAACTTGAAGGTCAAGTATTTTTGTTTTTATTAATCTACTCGTAGGCGAATCAACATCTTTCTTAACTATTAAAAGATCCCCAACCTTAGCTTTTGTTTGATTATCGCCTTCAAGTCTCACCCAGTAAGCTGTCTCCTGAGTTATTGGTACCCAAAAATTAGAGTATATGGTCTCGTAATCAGTCTTACTTGGTTTTACAACAAACCTATATCTCTTTGCCCAGCTAGGAGCTAGACTGTCAATTTGAACACGTATCTTATTTTTTTTATCCGATGTAGATGAATCAAAGAAAACTGTATTGTTTCCAGAGACCTGCGCTGTTGAAGCTCTTCCATATTCATCAAGATACTCTATACCAACTTCATAATCCCTATTACTGTGTAAACTTTTTCTCTGATCGTCAGAAAACATTACAGCAGTAGGTCCAGTATACTCAAAGCCTTCGTAAGCAAATGTCCCTGGGTTACTTGTGTCTTCGTATTCAATACCCATTAATGTAAGGGTAATAGTGTTTGTTGTGCTTGCTATTTGAAATCCTCCTTCTGTTGTTGTTCCGTAAAGAACACCATTTGTTTTTTCCCAAGGAGATGGAGCTGATACTATACTAGAAAACACTTGATCTGTTAAAGAAAAATTATCATCAGTTGTAGCCCAAGTATCAGTTAGCTGTATAGCATCTATAAATTCTTGACTTGTTGCTAGGTCATTAGCATCATCATAGTCTCTTGTAAATGTAAATGAAAATGTATCTTGATACTCGTTCTCATCTCCTGGATATGCTCCTGTAAATCCTGTGCTAACTAGGTTTAGATTAATAATAACGCTCTTACCTTCAGCAAGTTCTATATCTGTAAAATCTATTGTTATAGAGGACTCATTATCAATAATTTCTAATATTGTTTCCTGAGACAATTCGCTGATACCAAAAGCGGTAAAATTAATTGTAGTGTCTATATCGTATCCATCAACGTAGTTTCCATAAATTATTCTATTACCCATTGTTGTTTGGGTTTTAGCTAACCTTGGAACGTTGTCAAAGTGTCTTAATATTTCTGAATTTTGAAGTGCAGTATAAATCTTTTGATTATTAAATCTTAATACATATTCATCGTTGTCAGCCCAGTTTTGATCAGCCTTGTTATATTTTTCTATAACATTTATTGTGTTAGAATTTGATTGTTTAAAACAAATGTCAAGCCCCACAACATCCTCATCACCTGTATTTACAGTAACCCTGGCTTCGTTAAATCTATTTAACATACCAACATTATCAAATGAACTGTAATCTATTCTAAATCCTAGTGGGCTGAATCCAAGATCTGAAAACTCAGAAAGGGCAGAGTACTCTCCGTCTTTATATTTATATCTATACGCAAATCTTATAAATCTATCCTCTAAATAATTTTCATTTGTATTATTATTTACAAGAACAACCGATGGCGATTCAACAGGTGGTTTAACTATTACAGATATATCATCCTCATCGATTTGATCTACTCCAGCCACTGGAATAGGATACGATCTTTTTACGTTTATCTTTCTAGGCTGATTGTAGTTATCAGTAAAGAATAATATATCATTAATAAGGTTTATACCATTAACAAGATGATTTTTAGAAAAGTTTAGTACAGATGTGCTTACTACGTGCTTTGTTATTACACCATTATTATCATTGTATGACACTATCATATCAACATTATCACTAGTGACAAACCAATATATAGTTTCGTTTTCACCATCTTCAAATGCGCCTATACATACAGGGTTTGAAAGAGGTAGTCCATTATGAGTTAATGTAACTAGCTTTTCTGTACCTTTAGCATTTTCAGCTGATCCAGCTTCTGATCCCTCTGGTGATGAGATACGAATGTTCATCGCATCGATGTACTCACCAGGTTTTAAAAGTCTCTCATCCAAGGATTTATTCATCCTGGACCCAACAAAATTCTTATTTATTTCCATACTACTTTATCCATTTATTTTGACCTCTCATGTTCATGAGTAGTCTACCAGGGTGAATGTTACTTAATCTAATCTTTGCATTTCTTAACAAAGAGCTCTTGTCCTTTCTAGCCCTGTTCACGATGTACTCTTGTACACCAAATTTAGAGTTTAATATTGCATACTTAATGTACGCATATATGTAGTCTTCAAATAATTTATTTACACTAACCTTAGAATCGTCTCCGCCTTCCATACCATCTGATATATACTCTATAACCACAATCTCATCTGTCATATGTGAGCTAAAGTTTATTACACCATTAGCCTTATCTATCTTAAATGTTGGGTTTATATTTGCAGTTTCAGAATTGCTTCCGTATCTACCTCCAATAGAAAAGTCAAATATCCATTGACCATCAATACTATATCCAACACTTCCGTGAAACTTTCCTTCTCCTAAATATTGTGTTTTTTGTAATCCATCTAATCTTGCTCCGTCTAGTAAAGATGTTCCAATAAGTACATCTCCATCCTGATCAAATAGAACCCTACAGTCGTTATCCTGAAGGTAACTCTGTGCAAAATTTGTTTGTACGTTCTCAGTTAGTGGAAACAATGTTCCATCCTTAAACAGTGATATCCTAACCCAGTTTACAAAATCAGGAGGTAAAACAACTCTCAAGTTGTCGCAGACAGTAAGTTCTACTATCTTAGTCTCCTTCATTGCATCGTAGTTAAGTTCTTGTATACCTCTCTTTGCATGAAATAATACATTGTATCTTTCAGCGTTGTTTACAAGTTTGTCGTTCCCAACATACATCAACATGAAGTTGTTAACTATATCTGTAAGTGGCACATATTGATAAGACCCCCAGTTTACATCCTCTGGTAGGTTGCCATTATTTTCGTAGTATTCGTATCCTGTTAAGTATGCCATTATCCTTGTTTTTGAGTTTCTTTACCTTCTTCATTTTGACCTCCAACATACAGGTCTTTTTCTCTTATAGAGATACCAGCGTACTGTAAAATTTTAGCCACCAACAATGGCTCATCTTCTGGTGGAAGTTCAAAGTCTTGATAGTCAGTAGCTGACTGATCAAAAACAGGTTCGCTATCACCAGCGCCCAATGCAACGTACGTCCACTTAGGATCTAATGGTTTTCTAATATACTGTATTGTTACGCCTGTAGTTATTGTACTAGGATATACAGTTATATCTGAACCATTCATCGCATAAGCAGGAAATGTTGTTGTTGGTGCTGTTAGGTTTGAAGATGTAAGGTGTAGCAGCTTACTGTTAGACACACGCTCAACCTCTCTGTTTCCATACCTTACAACATTTAATAGATAGTAGTCATTCGGTAATGGAAAGACTGGTCCGTTTGTGTCATCAGGTGTGTTGATAGTTGAAAATATATCTATCGCCTGCTCAATATTTTTTACATGATCAGAGTAACCACTTCCAGATTGTCTAACGTTCTGCTTAGTAATCCACTGACTATATCTGTAGAAATAATCCTCAAATATGTCTAGCTGTGCTTGCTTTGCATATAGGTTGAAATCGAAGGGAGTGATGTATCCGAAGTTTTGTTTGTTAGCTACCGCTAGTACGGTATTTCTTACGCTGTTTATCATCTCTATAACAATTTATGCAAAGATAGTAAAAATAAATAAACCCCTCCATTTCTGAAGGGGTCTACTCTATGTATGTAATTTAATATTACTCTTCCAACTTATTCTCTAGCATGGTCATCACTTCTATACCCTCATCAGTTTGAAAGTATGTAGCGATGGTATATACTGGAGACTCTCCAAATGGGAGGGTAAGCATCTTCTTTTTATTACCACCTAAGTTAAAGTATACATCTTTATTATTGTTTTTAAGCCTTAATAAGCCCTCATCTAATATTTTTGATGCTAAGTTCTGTAGCTTAAGCATTGGATCGTTTAAAGTGTCTAAGAAGTCCTCTGGCTCATTCTTAGCGTACAATCTAACATCTCTCTTAAGTTCAGCTGTAGACATCTTGTCTATGTTCATGCCCAATACAACTCTCCCAATGGTCTCTAGCATCTCTAAAGGCAAGTCTCTAGCCTGTAGCTGAGCCTCTAATTGGTAGTCTAGTTTTTCAACCTCAACAGAAGCATCTTTCTCTGTATCTACCTCAATAAAAACACTGCCATTGTCAGGATGTATTGATAAAAATTCTTGTAATACCACATTTGTCTTGTCAACATATAGAAATCCATTCTCAAAAACAACTGGCTCTAGGATTGCATTCCCGTCCTGTTCGTCTTCAAATGGTGTTTTTTGGTTTGATGCGTATCTCAACGCTCTGTTTGACTCTCCGTCAAAATGTAGTAATGGTTTTCTTCTTGAGTTTCTTGTTCTGATTGAATAACTCAAAGGAGCGGTTGCTCCTGATAATCGATAAGTTCTGTCCTTAAGGACCTTTTGTTTTTTCATTTTAATTAAATTTAAAGTTTATAAGAGTAGTAATTACCCCCGTCACAACGACGAGGGTAAAGACTACTTATGTTTAATCTTACTTGAATAAGAAGAAGTTGTTTGCACCTAAAGTACAAAGAGCTCTCTCAGACAAGAAGTGAACTTCCATAGCGTCTAGGTCGCTGTTTGAAGCACCGCCAGCAGAACCAACGATCCATGACTTCATTTTGCGATCTTCAGCTTGGTCAGCTCTATAACGAACGTGTAAGAATGGACGCTTAGCGTTCTTTCCTAATACTTGATCGTATACAGTAGTTGATCCAGCTGGTACTAGTACACCATTGATAGCTCCACCAGTAATACCTCCACGCATAGTAGCGTCGTTTAAGTATTTCCAGTCAGACTTGTAAAAGTCATAACCTCTACGGAATCCTGTGAATCCAAGGTTTAATGCCATGTCTTGATCGTTATCAAACAATCCGTAAGATGAACCTGAAGAACCGAAGTTATTCTGTGCAGCCAACATAGTGTCGATATCAAAAGACATTCCACGATCTACAAAGATCACGTTCTCTTCGATAGCTCCTTGCTTATCTAAACGAGCAACAACATCATCCCACTCAGTAAGAGCAGTTAATTGTCCTTGTGCAACGTTACCACGATTCTCTAATACGTAAAGTAAACCTTCAGTACCTTTATATCCAGCTGTATATGCTCCAGAAGGATCAACAGGAGAAGCACCCAAATTGTTTTCAGCAGGCACAGCCTCGATCATAGAAGTCTCAAGGTAATCCTCAAAACGTAGACGAGTTTCGTGCTCAGACTTCAAATACCATAGGTATCCAGAAGCACCGTTCTCAGTTGTTACCTCTACCCATCCGATCTGAGCCATGTCAGAACCGTTTACAGAGTACTTATCTTTCAATATAATTGGGCTATTCTCAAAGATTTCGCTTTCAGCTTCAATAGCGCCTTCCATTCCAACAGTACCTTTAGCGAATTCAGAACCGTATACAAATACAGTAACAGTTCCAGCGTAGTTAGCCTGTCCACCAGACTCGTAAAAAGCAACAGTGAAGTCAAGACCAGATACGTTAGTAACGATACCTTTGTTGTTCAATGTAGAAGCAGCAGTGTTATCAGAGATCATCACTGTTTGTCCTTTTCTAATAGCTACAGCTGAAATTCCAGTGTCAGCTACAGTGAATACAGCAGTGTCATTAGTGGAAGCTCCAGCAGATGTTACGTTTGTATATTTAATGTGTAATCTTCCTTGCTCAGTCCATTTGATAAGGTCAGAGTTAGAAGGCATCTCAGCTCCTACTAAACGTAAGAAAGAAGAGATAGATCGGTTTCCATAACGCTCAAATTCTTTTTCATGAGTGTCAGGTAGATATTGACTTAAGAAGTCAAAATCAGAAATGTAAGATCCTGGTGTCGCTACTTGAGACGGGCTCGGAGTAAGACTGTATCCAGGAGTTGAATTTACAGATAATGCCATAATTTTTTAGTTTTTTGTGTTGTGTTTTATCGTTTTTTAATCTTTAATCCACGACCACTGTCTGTATCTAGTGCTCTGATTTTAAAACCAGAATCGTTACTTAATTTTTGAGGAGAACTCTTTAAATCCATGTTTATATTCTTGGATTGTCTTGAGCCATCCACTACGGCATCAGCCTTACCTTTCTCATAAAAGAAAGCAGCTAACTTCTCAGGATTCATAGCAGCAGCAAGTGCTTTATGGTATCCAGCCGCATCAGTAACCATTCCATTATCATCTAAATACTTAGAGATAAAATTGTTAACATCAGATTGGAGTGCCTTAATTTCTTTTGTTTCTCCAGGGCTAAACAGAATCTCTTGATCACCGACCTTGAACCCAAAACCTTTGAATTCGTCACTGAAAATTTCATCCGTCTTCTTCTGAAAATACTCTGATTTCTTAGCATTCTCTTCTTGAATAGACTGTGCTTGTGATATATATTCCTTGTAAGCATTGTAAGTCTCCGCTTCATCTTCGTTGACAGGTGCACTAGCCGACTCGACAGGTACCTTGTACGTCTCCTTTAAATCATTGAAGTACTTCTTTGCTTTTGCAAGTTCTCTTTTCTTTGCGATTTTCTTTGCCTTAACATCAGAATCATCATCTAAATCTTCATCGTAAGAAAACTTATCACTCATAAGG